ATGTACCATGTACCTGTTCAATTATTAAGAGCAGAGAAGTTAGGTTCATCACCAATGGTTGAAAATTATTACTATTGTACTGATTGGAATGACCAAAGAAAGATTAGAGATAAAAAGAAAATACCTGCATTTGAGACTTCTAATGAAAAGATGGAAATACTTTACATTAAACATTATTGTCCAGGTTTGTATTACTACTCTTTACCAGATTGGGTTAGTGCTTTACAATTAGCAATGGCTGAAGGTGAGATAAGTAATTTACACTTTAATAATATTGTTAATGGTTTCTTACCGGCAGTAATGTTAAACTTCAACAATGGAGTTCCAGCACCTGAAGAAAGACAAACTATTGAAGATTTAGTTCAAGCTAAGTTTACAGGTACAGATAACGCAGGTAGATTTATGTTGTCCTTTAATGATGATGTAGCTAGTAAACCAACAATAGATGTGATTGATATTACAAACTTACATGAGAAATACGACTATGTTGCAGAATACACACAAGATAGAATATTAGTTGCACATAGAGTAACTTCTCCTTTATTATTTGGTATTAGAACAAAGAACAATGGTTTCTCTTCACAATCAGAGGAAATGATGACAGCATTTAGTATCTTACAAACAATGACTATTTCTCCATTCCAAAATATAATCCTAAATAGTTTAGATTACGCATTAACTTGTGGTGGATATACCGATAGTGAATTATACTTTGAACAATTAACTCCATTAGTAATACTTGCACAAACAGCTGAGGAAACTAATAAGACAATAGGACAAGTAGAAGATGAGACTAACGATAGTATGGAAAATCCTGCAACAACAGAAGATAGTGCAGACCAAACACCAATAGAACCAATACCAACTGAAAAGTTTTCAATGTTGGAAGTTAATAACTCACAATACGAAATATATAAATAAAAAATATGTCATACGCATTATTCATAAATAGAAACGATATTATAAAGAACTCTCCGTTGCAGGGTGCAATTGATGCAGATGCTTTATTGCCGTTTTGTAGAACTGCACAAGATAAATACTTAAAGAATTTATTAGGAACAGTTCTATTCGATTATTTACAAGCACAAATCACTGCAAATACATTTAGTTCTTTAAGTTCTTATTATCAAGACTTAATGGATGACCATATTAAATATACCCTATTGTGGTATGCATGTGTTGAATACATTCCATTTAGTTCGGTTCAATTCAAATCAAATGGTGCAGTTAAACAACAAAGTGAGCAAGGTATAGCTCCTGCTAAATCTGAAATTGATTATCTTTTGAACAAAGCTCTAAACAATGCAGACTATTACGCATTGAGATTACAAAACTATTTGATATCTTATTCAAATAATATACCTCAATACTTAGAATCAGTTGGAAATCAAACTCAAATATATCCTGACCAAAGTAATCAATACTTCGGTGGTATACAATTATAATAAACCAATATGTCAGCAATAGTAGCAAATACAGGAACCAATTATACTTTATACTATAATTTATTGAATTACTTTAAGACAATTATGAGTAATCACCCGTCTATTATGGCAGTGACACAAGGTGATATATCTACGATTGATGTTGAAGCATACCCTATATATCCGTTTGGTAATATACTGGTGACAGAGAGTACCTTTGGATTTAATACAACTAATTTTACGGTGCAATTAACCATTGCGGACAAAATAAAAAATAAAAATAATACATCGGCAGTTAGAACAAATGCACAAACAATTCCTTTTTATAATATAGATGATACAGTAGATATACACTCAAATACTCTTGCAATACTAAATGATTTAACAGCTTATACGCAAAGAGGAGTTGCAGGGTTTGAGATAAATGGAGATATAACATGTACACCTTTTGCAGACCAGTTTAATAATGGATTGGCAGGATGGGTGAGCACCTTTACTCTAACTACTCACAACAACAAAAATCGTTGTCTTTTTTTTTTAGTTGACCCGTCTGGCTCTGGCTATAAAATACAAAACTGTTCTACATCTGAATCTTACTACGCAGTATTATCAACAACTGCAAGTATAGGTACTACTTTTTCATCTACCTATCCAACATTTCCAACTTGCTATACAGTATTGAGTAGTGTAACGGATTTTGATGATTGGAATTTAGTCAATTTAATACCTCAAGCAACTTTTACAAGTTGTGTGTCTTGCTCTAATGCAACCGATAAGTGGCAAATACAAGCTTGTGAAGACAATACAATCCAATCTGTAACATTTAATACTACATCCTCTTTAACAACAGGTAGTATTGTGGGTGTCAATTCTCAATATACTGCATCATTAGGTAGTAGATGTTGGACTTTAATTAGCAAAACAGGTAGTGCAACCTATAATGCGATTACATTAGCTAGTGCCACTTATACTTCATGTGATGATTGTTTCGGTACATCCTCTGTTAATTATTTATTGGTTGGAGGTGGAGGAGCAGCCGGTCAAGCAAACTTAAATCTAAGAGAGAGTGGTGCAGGTGGTGCAGGTGGAGTTATAAGCGGTTCAATTACAGTTCGGAATAATAACAACTATATAATAACCATTGCATCAGGTGGTGTAGCGACTAACTCAACCGCATCTAATGGAGCTAATGGTGAAAATACATCTATTACAGGCACTATTGTAAGTTTAATAGCATATGGTGGAGGAGGAGGAGCAACTAACTCCAACTCTACTTCAAGTATTACAGTTGCATCAACAGGAGCATCAGGTGGAGGAGGTGGTACATCTTCAGGTCCAAATCAACAAGGTGGAGTATTACAAATTACACCTAGACAAGGAAATAGTGGTTCATACGGAGATGCATCCAAATCAGGTGGTGGAGGTGGTGCATCTCAAGCTGCTGGTGCAATCCGCGTAGAACAAGGAGGTAGCGGTAGTTATGTATCCTACGCTGCTACATTAGGATATGGATTTCCTGCAGGGCACTTTGGAGGTGGAGGTAGTGGTGTTGATGGAGTGGGTCCAGTTGGAGGACAAATTTTAGGTGGACAAGGTGGAGGAGGAAATGGAGCAGATACAACTGGGAATGTAGCTTCTAATCATACAGGAAGTAGTGGAAAAGCAAATACCGGCGGAGGTGGAGGAGGTTCTATGGTTGGTACAGGGTCTATCCCATCAGCTGCTAATATTGGAGGTAGTGGTGGTAGTGGTATTGTAATTTTATCCTACATAGGCTCAGTAATGGGTACTGGAGGGGTTATAAGTACAACAGGTGGAAGCACATATCATACATTTTTATCATCATCTATATTTGTGAAAACTTAAATGAAAACACTTGAAGACATAGCAATAAAGATTACCTCACTTGCTCAATTAAATTTGACAAGAGGATATACTAAAGCCTATAAAACAGGAACTCTTTATGATAATATTGGTTCGTATAATACACCAAATAGAGTATTAGGTAAAACTAAATTAGGAAAGGAAAGATTATCTAAAACTAAAAAGTTAGAGACAATAGAATTTAGTTTAACTTATAATCCACCAGGTGCAGACTATGGTAAATTTGTTGAAGAAGGTACAAGATATATGGATGCAAGACCATTTGCAGAGGAAGCAATAAATTCACCAATAATTGAAAGCATGATTGATGAATATATGGGAGTATATATTCAAGATAATGTTATGTCAGGTATTATGGATGAATTAGATACAATGGAAGCTGAGTATTAGTATCACATACTTTTATTGAAAAGGTGGTTATTATATTAAACGATATACATAATGGCTTTATCAATTACACAGACACCGGCAACTTGTTCGTTAGCACAATCACCAATTATATTTACACTTGCTGAGTCAACACCTGTTTACACATCATCTTCATTTCAATATGTAGGTGAATTATATTATTGGACAGGTAGTTTAACTAGTTCTAGTTCAATTGCAGATTACACAATCGTAAAATTCCCCAATACTGCAGATGTAGGTATTTTTGATTTGAATAGAATAATTAATTCAACTCTAACTCCTTTAGCAATTGCTAATACATCATCTGTTTCATATTTCGCAGTTGATTTTTACTTTCAATATCAATCAGGTAGTATATATGTAACCGGTTCTCATACTCGTTCACAAACTTATAAAGCATTAGATGGATATGGTTTGTTTCCAGAAGCAATTGGACAACAAATATTCACATCATCGGTTTTCTGGCCATTAATGACTGACGGGCCTGCAACTCAAAGTTGTTTTGACACAAATGTTGGAATATCTGGAATTTATACAGGTGATGTTGGTGCAACTGTACCTACTAAAATAGTTTATACATCTAATTTAGGAACTGCAAATTATAATGTTAGTTCATCTCTATCATCATCAGGACAAATATATTCTTATCCAATAGGGCCAGCACAAAGTGGTTTTCCTCTTTCAACAAGTGGAATACAATACTTTTCAGTTCAAGCATTTAATGGTGCAACTGCATTAGGTAATTCTATTCTTTATAATTTAATTTGCCAACAAAAATATCCAAATGTAAGAATTAAGTGGAAAAATAGATTTGGCCAATTTGATTATATGAACTTTGATATGGTTTCAAAACAATCATTTACTACTGAAAGAAAATCTTATCAACCACAATTAGGTTCATGGGAAAGTGCAACACTTTCATATCAACCATACGATACAGGCAATCAAGCATATATAGTAGATTCTAAACAATCAATATCCGTAAACTCGTATTGGTTACCTGAAAGTTATAACGATATTCTAAAACAATTATTAGTATCCGATGAAATATATTGGGTATATGATGAAGCAAATAATAAAGTAAAACCTTTAACAATAGTAACTCAAAATATAGTATTCAAAACGGGTGTAGTAGATAAACTAATACAATACCAATTTGATTTCCAATTTGGACAACCTTATAAATTGATTATGTAATGGGCATAATTAGTACACAGGCGTTTACTTTTAGACTAGTAGCCGATGGAACTCAATTGGATATATTCGATGATGAGGATATTAAACTATCTAATAATGTAACAGGTTTATTTGATATTGGACAATTGCCATCAGAGTTTACAAGACAAATAACTTTACCAGGTACAAAAGTGAATAATGCTTTCTTTGAGCATGTGTATGATATTAGTATTGACTCACCATTTCTTTTTAACACAAATATTAAAGTTCCTGCATACTTTGACTTTGACTCTGTGTATCTTTCAAACGGATATATTCAATTAAACAAAGTAAATGTACTTGAAAATAAATTTGTTGACTCCTATGAAATAACAATGTTTGGAACTTTATCTAGTTTTGGTAGAGATATTAATAGAAACTTTTTAACTGATTTAACTTCTCTTACAGAATACAATCATACTGCATCTTACAATAATATTACAGCAAGTTGGAGTGGTAGTCTTTTTAATGGTGATATAGTTTATCCGCTTGCAGACTATGGTAGTGGTTATAAATTTACTTCTGGACAATATGAATTGTTTGGTATGGATGATACAGATGGTGCATTAAGTGTTCAAAACTTCAAACCTGCAATTAGAATAAAACCTGTATTAAATGCAATCTTTACAGAGGCAGGATATACATACTCATCATCATTTATGGAACAAGCTTTTATAGATGATGTTTATATGGTTTGTAATAACTCATTAAAGTATCCTGAGTTTAGTTCTGTTGATTTGGAAACATATGGTAAAATTAAAATAGGTGCAATATCAGGTAGTGGTATGACAGATATAAACTTACCATCAGGTAGTTTTGTTACTTTACCATGGTTTAATGAATTATCAGACCCACAAGATTTTTATACAAATGGTGCATATAGAGTTGATAAAAGAACTAATTTAACAGGAATATTAAATGTAAATCTAAATGTAAGTTGTTCTGCAAATAATATGCCAGGTACACTTTCAGCAAATGGAACATGGCAAATTCGTTTATTAGAAACAGGTAGTTCAACACCTGTCTCAACAAGAGCAATACAATCTTATATATTTTTCTTTGACCAACTACAACAAAGTAGAACGGGTGGTATAAATACAACATATGAATTAGCTACTGAGTTTAAGTTTGATAGTGTTCCTGTTGGTAATTATTATTTCCAAATTAGACAATCACCTAATTATACATCTGCAGTTGCAGCTTTACCAGTTGTAACATTAGACCCACAAGGAACAACTAAATCATTTTTAGAAATAAGACAAGTTAATCAGGCAGCGCTACACCATATTCAACACAAGCAATACAATCTTATATATTTTTCTTTGACCAGTGGCAAAAAAGTAGAA